CGTCCCGCTCGGCTTTGGCGGCTCCCGCATCGGTGGCGTGCCAGCGTATAGCCATTCTGCCCGAACTTTCAGCCTGCCAGCATAGACCTGCGCTTTCTTAAAGCTGAAAGGCATGTTGCCATTCGCGTTGCTCTTGAGGGTGTCGTAGCTCCACCCCCAGCGCCGCGACATCTCCGCCATCGAGATCTTGGTGTCTTTGATGGCGGCCATCAATCGATCGCTTTGCTCGCTCATGCTGCAACGGCTAGCGAGAGCTTCGGTATAGGTCATACCGAAAGGCCTTGACGAAGGCAGGTAGGTTTTATACCTGTCTGAGCATGAGCCGAGATTTAGCATCGCATCAGCGCATCATTGAGCGAGCTGGCGGACCTACCGCGTTCGCTCGCGCCATCGGAGCCGACCCCAATACCGTCAAGGCGTGGAAGCGCACGAACAGCATTCCCGCACCTCACTGGCAGGCAATCTCGGTGGCCGAACTTGCTACCCTGTCCGAACTGGCGAACGCTGCCGCGCAGCGAGCCGCCGCATGATCCGCCGCCTTTCGGGCTGGAGCCACACGCTCCCCAACGGCCTCACCATCAACTTCAGCGTCAACCGCATCGAGCGCGACACGCCCGCCAAGCCTCTCCTCAACGAGGACGGCCGCAAGCTCGCCAATACTGAAAACCTCCCTGTCTTCCATTCCACTGACGTAGCGCAGGAGGCGCAACGCAATCATGCGTGACGAAAACGAGATTGTGCATGGCGTCCAGCGCGCCATCCGCGAACAGTTGGACGCCCGCGGCATTTCGTTGAAGGTCGTCGCTGCCCAGAGTGGCATCAGCTATTCGTCGCTGTGCGGCTACTTCCCGGGCAACGAGCGTGGCACCACGGCTCGCGCTCCGACCGAGCTACCGCTTAGCGCCATCCGCAAGCTCCACAAGGCGCTGCCTGCCGACATCCTGAACCTGCTTGCTCCTGAAGGCTGGGCTATCGTGCGGGTGCCTTGCGAGGTCGACTTCGACGAGGTGGATAACCTCTGCCGCAAGTTCTGCGCTGAGAAGGCGGCGGCTCACCACAAGGACAGCGAGTGCGGGGAGGCAATCGGGCCGACCGAAACACAGCGGCTGGCCTCCAGTCCCGTCGTTCTGAGCGTGGCGGCGGCAGCATGAGCGAGATCATCAGCTTCGAGGCTGAGAAGGCTAGCCGCTACATTGAGCAGGTGTTCGCTGGCTATCTCGGCGATCCTGCCGACAGCGATTACCAGCGGGCATACCTAGCAGCCGTTCTTGATGTCTACCGAGAGGGACTTGGCAAGGGTGTGGGCGACGATCGTCTAGCCCTGCTGGACGCGCAGGTGCGAGCATGATCTGCACCTGGCTCAAGCGGCGCATCGCCCGCAAGAAGCTCGCCCACCCCTCGGATGCTGGTCGTGCGCTCTCGCTCCTTGGCCATGAGCAGCAACGCTCGCGTGTCCGTGAGGTCGCCGCCTCCATGCGTGCCGCCAAGGGCCTCGCCCCACATCCAGCACTGACCACCACTAGGGAGAACAAGCATGTCTGACGCCAACGTAGCAGCCGACCAGCTGCGCCTCTTCATCGAGCGCATCGAGCGCCTTGAGGAAGAGAAGAAGGGCATCACCGACGACATCAAGGACGTGTACGCTGAGGCCAAGGCCAACGGCTTCGTCACCAAGACCATGCGTGAGGTGGTGAAGCTCCGCAAGCTGGAGAAGCACGCTCGCGACGAAGCCGACGCCATGTTGGAGACCTACCGCAACGCGCTGGGGCTGCACTGAGACATGGGCGCGGTCCTCTCAATCACCATCCCGGGTATTCCGGTAGCCAAGGGAAGGCCGCGCCTGTCCACCATCAACGGACAAGCGCGGGCCTTCACTCCTGCCAAGACCCGCAAGTATGAAGACCTGATCCGTCAGGCCGGTGCCGACGCAATGGCGGGACGCGACCTCTTGGAAGGCGCGCTTGCGGTTGAGGTTCGCGCCTACGTCGCGATGCCGCAGGCGCTCAAGGGTGCGAAGAGGCAGGCCGCTGTTGAGGGCTCCCTTCGCCCAACCACCCGTCCCGACGTGGATAACTACGCCAAGGTAATCGACGGGCTCAACGGCATTGCCTGGCATGACGACAAGCAAGTGGTGACGCTGATCGTCACCAAGCATTATTCGGAACGCCCACGCCTTGAGCTGTCGGCTGAGGAGGTGGGCGCATGAGCCTCGCCTTCAGCCTTGAGCAGGCCGCAATCCTCGCTGTTCACGACGGCGCCGACCTCACCACCATCCGCGTCGAGAAGTGGGCCGAGACCTACCGCGCCACTGTCGAGGACGTGCGCCGCGCTTTCGAGAAGGCCCGCGCATGAGCAAGAAGCCGCGCACGGCAGAGTGCAAGACCTGCGGCACCGGCATCACCGCCGCAGCCAAGACCGGCTTCTGTCGTCCATGTTTCGCTAAGCAGGCTTGGCACACGCCGGGTTTTCGAGACAAGCACGCCGCTGGCATTCAAAACAAGATCAAGAACGACCCTGCCTACCATGCGGACATGAAGTCCCGCGGTCGGGTCTTCGGCCTGAAGATGGCCGCTGATCCCGAGGTTCAGGCCAAGCGTCGGGAATCAAGCAAGAAGTGCGGCGCGCTTCTTATGCGGCCAGAGATGCGTGAGAGGACGCTGCAGGCCGTTCGGGAGAAGTCCGGCGCAACTTTGAGCCGCAACGCCCGCGCATGGTGCCCTGAAGGCTATTGGGACCTCTACAGCTTCCTGCGTCGCAGCAAGAAGCTGTCAGGTGCCGAAGCGCGCAAGGTGGTGCTCGATACCGCCAACAAGGACGCTGCCAAGCGTGTCGCCAAGCTATCACCGTTTGAGCGCCAGATGCAGGCGCTAGAGAACGGCGGAACGCTTATCGAGATGGGCGCCCGCGCCACCCTCGACCGGCCCGGAGTGTTCCGCCGTGGTTGAGGTAGCTCAATACGCATGCCGCTGCGGCGCACAGAGCGAAGGGCAGGGCGACCCTCCCAAGTGCTGGAACTGCGGCGATCAGATGTACCAGTGGGCCACCAGGCTTGCCGATTACATGCCGCGGGAGATCTGGGCGTGAGCCGCTGGTATCGCGCTTACGAGGGCACCGTGACGGATGCTAAGCTGGCAGAGGCCGCGCTGGTGGCTGACTGCTCCCGCTCGGTCGCCATCGCTGCATGGCACGCCCTGCTCGAGAGCGCAGCGTGCAAGAACAACTGCGGCTCCTACGAGACCAGCGCTCGCCGCGTCGCGGTCATCCTGTGTGAGCCCCCTGTTAAGATCGAAGCCTTGTTCGGGGCCTTTGACGAGATCGGCCTGACCATCAACGGCGCGATCGCGGCATGGAAGCGCCGGCAGTTCCAGAGCGATGACAGCAAAGAGCGTGTTGCCAAGCACCGCCAAGCCAAGAAAACCGTTACAAAGCAAGCTGATGAGCCCGAGGTAACGGCGCGTAACGGTGATGTAACGGCCCCAGAGACAGAAACAGAAACAGAAACACAACCAGAGGAAGAAGTATCACCTAACGGTGATTGCCCATCTGGCGATGAGCCCGCCCTTCGTCCCGAGCATGTTTTTGAAGGTTATCAGGAGCTAGCCAAGTCCATTGGCCGCAACGTGCCTCGAGACTTCACCCCCGAGCGGCGGCAGTTGGTCAGGGGCCGAATGTCCCAATACTCGCTTGCCGACTTCCAAACCGTCTTCGCGAAGTGTCGCGATAGCCCCTTCCTCCGAGGTGACAAGAACGATGGGCGCACGCCGCTCACGTTCGACTGGTTGATGAAGAAGGCGAACTTTCAGAAGGTCTTGGAGGGCAATTACGATGGCTAAGAACCCGATCAGTGACTGGCTGGCAGATCAAACCTCGCGCCGAGGTTCCGCGCCAGTCTCGCAAGCCGAGGCCGTCGCGAGTGGCAATGCGTACCTTGCCGAGATCGGCCGCAACGATGTCCATTGGTACGTTTACGAAGGCCAACTCCGCATCGGCTTTAAGCGTGCACCGGGAGTGGAGGCATGAGCCGCCTTCGTAGCAAGTTTGGTCGCCACATCGCTCGGCATATCCACGAGGATACGCCTGCCCACTCAGTGACGCCCGTCACGGTAGGCTTGCTTAGGACCACAGCCGACGACTTCGAGGCGGCATTGGCCGCGCTTGAGCAGCTGGTCGGAGTCAGCCTCTCCGGCGTCTCGGTCCACTCCTCCTTACGGCAGGAGGCGATGGCTCGTGCGGTCGATTTGCTGAAGAGGGAGGCGGCAGAATGACCCAGGCCGAAACGCTTGCCGAGCGGCTGCGGGGCTGGTTCCAAGCGATCCAGCGCTCCAAGGAGGGCAGAGACCGTCTCCAGCTTGCGCCTTTTATCAGTCTCGTGAACGCAGTGCCGGAGATCGTCGCTGCGCTTGAGAAGCATGACGAGTTCCTTAGAGACTTGCAGTTAGAAGTTGCCGAGGACGGAAAGTCCACGCCCAAGCGTCCCTTTTCGCCCGAGCCAGTCAGCCGACATGCTTGGTGGGCTGTTGATGAACTATGGCTCCATGTGCGCGACCTTGAGGCCAAGCTCGGAGACTTGCCTCTTGGCGTGTCCAGGGTTTCGGTGTGCGCAGCCGACCTCAAGGCAGTGCTAGAACTATTAGACCACGCCGTGGCGGGGCAAGATCATGTTTAATCCGTTGAACTGGCTTGCAAACTGGGCCTTCCAACAAGCGCTTCCTCGTGAGGCGAGGAAGATCGCACATGAGCTTGCGTCGGTGCGCCGGTCGGTAGCTTTGTTTCAGGCCGAACCCGTGAACGAAGAAGGGTGGACTATCTGGATAGAACCTCTCCCCGGCTACCTACTCCAGTGCTGCGACTGCGGACTGACGCATGAAATGCAGTTTCGCATTGAAGACGGCGCTGTGCAGTTTCGCGCGAAAGTCATCGGGGAGGCAGCATGACCCAAAACTGCATACTCCGCAGGTACGCATAATGGGCGCCGCGCATCGTCAATTCCAATCGTCGGTGCAGCTCCTCCGCCTGCTTCGGCGGGCTGAGCGTCACATGCACCTCAACCCAGACGAACAGCGGTTAAAGGATAGCTTGGAAGCATCCCGAAACGTCACCCAAGCCCTTGCAGCAAAGCGGATGAAGTGGAGCTGGAAACCATCAGAGATTCGCAAGATCGACCGCTTCATTGCGACCCGAGCGCGGATAGGCAACGGCAAGCCATTTCACCGCAATGACGAGGTGAGGGCATTGGCTGCATCGATCGGACGCTCCGAGGAGTCGGTCTACAAGATGATCCAGCGCCGGAAAAAGCAGGGGAAATGTCCAAGCGCAAGCAATCGGGCAGAGGGGTAGACAGGGAATATGGACAAGCTCGAAGACCCGCGTCGGCTGCTCGCCTACTGGCGTGCGAGACTGGCAGGCAAGAAGCCGATGCCCGTAACCGCTGCTGACTGGGATGCGCTTGTAGCGAAGTGGGCGACATCCTGATGGGGCGTCCGTCGAAATATGAAGACCGCTACTGCGACGAGGTAGTGGCGCACATGGCAGATGGGGCAAGTCTGACAAGCTTCGCCGCTGAGATCGACGTAGCCCGCTCGACTATCAACGAGTGGATGGCTGCTCATCCCCAGTTTTCGGAAGCATGCGCGCGCGGGAAGGCGAAAAGCGCTGCTTGGTGGGAGAAGGTCAATCGCAGCTTGGCTGTGACTGGCGAGGGCAATGCAGGTGCTTGCCGGCTCGGATTGCTCAACATGGCTGGCGACGACTGGCGCGATAAGCAGTTGGTCGGCTCTGATCCCGAGAACCCGCTGCCAACTGGTTTCTCCGTCAACCTTGTGAAGCCAAGTGCCAGCCCAGATTGATCTTCCCGAGTACGCAAACGACCTGTGGCAGCCGTTCAGGCACCTTGCTTGGTATGGTGGACGCGGAGGCGGCAAGAGCCACACGGTAGCCACCGCGCTCGTTCTTCAAGCCATGGAGCGGCATGAGCGCGTGCTGTGTGGTCGTGAGCTTCAGAAGAGCATTCGGGACTCATCTAAGCGCCTGATCGACGACGCGATAGACCGGCTCGGAGTTCGGAGGGCTTTCACGTCCACCGAAACGGAGGTGCGCGGGCCGCATGACAGCCTGTTCCTCTTTTCGGGCATCAAGGGGAATGCATCGGGCATCAAGTCCATGGAAGGCATCACCACGTTCTGGGGTGACGAGTCACAGGCCATTAGCCAGTCATCGATCGACACGCTCGTTCCGACGATCCGCCGCCCAGGAAGTCGCCTGATCTGGACTTGGAACCCTGATTTGCCAGACACGCCGGTTGACGCCATGTTTCGAGGTCAAGGCGAAGAGGATTTTGAGCCACCACCGAACAGCATAGTTCGGGAGGTCAATTACTACGACAACAACTGGTTTCCAGCTGAGCTTCGCGCCGAGATGGACTATGATCGCGGGCGCGACATCGACAAATTCAACCACGTCTGGCTCGGTAAGTATCGCGCTAACAGCGAGGCTAGAGTGTTCCGCAACTGGCGGGTCGAGGCATTCGAAACCGATCCCCATGCCGAGTATCGCCAAGGCGCTGACTTCGGGTTCTCGATCGATCCATCCTGCCTGGTGCGCTGCTACATCGTCGGCAAGACGCTCTACATCGACCATGAAGCCTATGGTCTTGGCGTGGAGATCGTGGATCTGCCTAAGCTGTTCATGGACGTGCCAGATGCGGAGAAGCATTGGACTACTGCCGACAGCAGCCGGCCCGAGACGATCAGTCATCTGCGGAAGAATGGCTTCCCTCGCATCACGGCGGCAATCAAGGGCAAGCGCTCGGTCGAGGAGGGCGTCGAGTTCCTCAAGAACTACGACATCGTGGTTCACCCTCGCTGTCAGCATGTGATCGATGAGCTGACCCTCTACAGCTACAAGACGGACAGCCTGACTGGGCAGGTGCTTTCCGCGCTTGCTGACAAAGACAATCACATGATTGACGCTCTGCGGTACGCGGTCGAGGGCGCAAGGCGTGCGCTAGGCGCAAAGCCCAAGGTAACGACTGTCAGCATCCCAAGCATGGCGAGTGCTTTCTCCCGCTAATTGTCCAAGCGCACACCGCCGCAGCCCTCCGTAAGCAGAGAGCATGGCCGATGACGAGCGCGACACCACAGGCAAGGACAGCGACCGCCTAGAGGAGGTCCACAAACGCGCCCTTCGCCGGTTCGACCTGTTCCTGCCTGAGATGGAGTGGCGTGAGCATGCGCTGCTTTGCCGCCGGTTCATCTCTATTCCCGGTGCTATGTGGGATGGGCCTTGGGGCGAGCAGTTCGCCAACAGCATCCGGGTCGAAATCGACAAGGTAAGCAAGGGCGTCGACAAGCTCATTCAAGACTACCGTGCCAACCGCATCGTGCCTGATTTCCGCCCCGCCGGCACCAGCGGCGATGAGGAGACGGCTGACACGCTGGACGGCATGCACCGTGCCGACGCTTACCACTTCAAGTCCATGCAAGCGTGGGACCATGCTGTTGAGGAAGCGGCCTCAGGTGGCTTTGGTGCATGGCGGCTAGCCAACGACTACGCCGACCCGCTTGATGGCGACAACGACGAGCAGCGGATCAATCCCGGCTCTATCATCGTCGATGCAGACCAGCGCGTTTACTTCGATCCCGAGGCCAAGGCTTACGACAAGGCCGATGCTCGGTTTGCGTTCGTTCTGACCTTCAAGACGAAGGATGCCTTGGAAGAAGAGTTCGACGATGCCGCCCAGACCACTTGGCCAGAGGGCTTCGAACGACCCGGCTATGAGTGGTTCACGCCAGACGGTGCGGTGATCGCTGAATACTACGAGGTAGAAACCAAGCGCGAGGAGCGGCTAGTGTTCACCCATCGGCTGACTGGTGAAGAGCAGCGGTGGTGGGCATCTGAAGTGAGTGCCGAGGACCGCCGGCAGATGGAGATGGACGGCTGGACCTACACCCGTCGCAAGCGTGATCGTCGCCGCATCCGCAAGTACGTCATGTCCGGTGCCGAGGTTCTGGATGATTGCGGGCCCATCGCTGGCAGCCGCATTCCGGTCGTGCCGGTCTATTTTAAGCGGGCTGTGGTTGAGGGCGTTGAGCGGGTCCGAGGCTTCGTCTCTAAGCTGATGGACGCTCAGCGCATCTACAACGCCAAGGTGTCCAAGCTTGCCGAGACGGACGCGCTCAGCCCGCGTGAGAAGCCGATCTTCGCTCCGTCACAGATGCCCGGCAACCTCGCTACGATGTGGGCGGACCAAGACATCAACCGGCACCCCTATGCACTGGCCGAGCCGCTGATCGATGAAGCAACGGGGCAGATCGTAAGCGCCGGCCCAACCGGGCAGGTCCAGGCGCCGAATGTTGCGCCAATCACCGCTGCGCTGTTGCAGATCGCATCGGCTGACCTTGCTGGTGAGACCGACGACGGTGCCGATGAGGTCATTGCCAACACTAGCGCCGAGGCGATGGACATTGCCGCCACCCGGATCGACGCCAAAAGCGGCATCTTCCTCGATAACGTGCGCCAGTCGGTCCAGTGCGGTGGCGAGATATACCTTGGCATGGTGCCTGAGGTGTACGTCGAGCCGGGCCGCAAGATCGAAACCATGAGCGAAGACGGCGCTGACGGCACGGCCACGCTGCAAGAGCCGGTGATCGACAAGCGCACTGGTGAATACAAGCTCCGCAACGACTTCGGCAATGGGCGCTACAAGGTCATTGTCGATGTGACGGAGGCGACCGCTACCCGTCGCGATAAGACAGTTAAGCAGATGCTCAATCTCGCGTCGGTGTCCATCTCAGCGCAGGATCTGGACGGAGCCAAGGCCGCCATCATCACCGCCGGCCTCAACATGGACGGCGAGGGCATGGATGACTTCGCCAAGTGGAACCGCCAACGTGCCGTGCAGATGGGCCTTGTCGAGCCGAACGAGGAAGAGAAGGCGGCAATGGAGCAGGCCGCTCAGCAGCCCGATCCTACTGCCGAGCTTGCCGCAGCTCAGAGCGAAGCTCTCAAAGCATCGGCGGTCAAGGACGTGGCGCAGGCGCAGGAGAGCGAGAGCAAGATCGCCCTTAACGAGGCACGCGCATTGCAGGCTGCAGCCAAGGCCAAGTCAGACGCCGAACAGCCCAACCTCATGCAGCGGACGCTTGGCAAGCTGCGCCTTCCTTTTGGTCAGCAGTGAGAAACGACATTCCCCTTGTGAATTGTCCAAACGCAGCCGCGTTTCGGGCTCGCTAGGCCAGTCTTGCGCCATCCGCTCGGGCGCAGGGGTGACGAGCGAGACGAAAGGAATTGAGCATGGCCGACGAAGCTGACGACCAGCACGAAGAGGCGCTGGATCTAACCGAAGAGCTTGAGGACACCAACGTTTTCTCTGAGCTGGTCGAACCGCCGCAAGGTGGTGATGATGATGACGATGACGTCGGGAATGCCGACGCCACCGATGAGCTAGTCATCTCGCTTGACGGCGAAGAGGCGGCACCCGAACTCGACAATCCGACCATTCGCCAGATGCGCGATGCTCTTCGCAAGAAGGATGCCGAACTAGCGGAACTTCGAAAGGCCACTGCTCCCAAGCCGGTCGAGGTTGGACCCAAGCCGACCCTCGAAGGCTGCGACTACGACGAAGAGCGGTTTGAGCAGGAACTGACCACTTGGCACGCCGAGAAGCGCAAGGCCGATGAGAGCGCCGAGGAGCAGCGCAAGCAGCAAGAGGCGGCCAACGCCACCTGGCAGGAGGCCAGTAACCGCTTCCATGCCCGCGCTGCGGAGATTGCCGCACCGGACTTCGATGACGCCAAAGAGACCATCGACAAGGCCCTTACGCCGCGAATGTCCCCCGTCATCCTGAAAGCGGCTCGTGATCCGGCGGTGTTCGTCCTCGCCATGCACCGCAATCCCGCCAAGCTGGCGGAACTCGCCAAGGCCAAGGACGCAATCGAACTAGCCGCGGCAGTCGCCCGCATGGAAGGAGGCATCAAGGTGAACCAACGCAAGGCTCCGGCTCCGGATAAGCCGCTCAACGGCAGCACTGGTGCAGCGACCGCTACCACCTACGAAAAGCAGCTAGCCAAGCTGGAGGCCGAGGCTGACAAGACCGGCGATCGGACGAAGGTCGTAGCCTTCAAGCGCGATCAGAAGGCGAAAGCGAAGTGACCGTCGCCGCGTTCAAGCGGCCCGGTGATCTAGAGACCGCAACAGCGCTGCGCGAAATGGCCGACAGAGTAGAAGCCGGTGACATTCGCGATGTGGTTGTAGTAGCCGACGACCAAGGCGCCAAAGTGTTCTGGCGTGTCGGCACATTCGATGATCGCTGGCGCCTTCTAGGTGCGCTTGAGTACGCGAAAGGCAAGCTGCTCGAAACCGAAGACTGATTGTCCAAACGCGCAAGGGTGGAAGCTATGGCATCTCCACCCTTGCCGCACCTCAGCGCCACCGGCTGTCAACAGGTGAGTCCCTTCGCGGCGTGATGATCCGGCTTTGTGCCGAGGCTGACGACAACCTCTCGCACCCGAAGGATTTACCATGCCCAATCAGTTCACCAAGCAAGAGCAGGTCATGTTCGATGACGTGCTGGAAGGCTTCGACGACCTTCTGGTCATCAGCAAGGCCGCCGAGAAGTACGGCGATCTCACCCCCGAGCAGCAGGCGCGTGCGTCTGATCGCTTCTGGATTCCGCAGCCGATGATCTCGGCCTCGTTCGACGGCTTTGACCAGACCAGCAACTTTGGCGACACCACCGAGCTTTCGGTCCCGGTGTCGATCGGCTTCCATAAGGTCGTGCCGATCAAGTACACCGCGAAGGATCTCCGCGTTGAGTCCTCGCTTCGTCAGAAGGGCAACAGCGCCAAGCAGAAGCTAGCCAGCGACATCAACCTGGCGCTCTTCAACACTGTCGCGCTGCAGGGCTCGATTGTGTCCAAGCGCACTGTCGCGCCGACCGGCTTTGACGACATCGCTCTGGCTGATGCGGCCATGACCGAGATCGGCATCGGCGGTGGTGATCGCTTCTACTTCGCGGCTCCCCGCGTAGCGAATGCGATGGCCGGCGACCTTGCCAAGCGCGGCACCTTCAGCGGCGCCGTGCAGGACGCCTACGAGCGTGCTCGCCTCGGCATCGATGTGGCTGGTTTCGAGGTCTACAAGAACGACCAGAGCATCCGTCTTGCGGCTGCCTCGGGCGGTGCGACCACCATCAACGGCGCCAACCAGAAGACCGTCCCTGTTGCGACCTCGACCGGCGCGACCGGCGAGACCGAGAACAAGGACAATCGCCACACCGACTTGACGATCACGGCAACCACCTACGCCAACATCAAGGTCGGTGACGCCTTCACCATTGCGGGCGTCAATTCGCTCCACATGATCTCCAAGCAGGACACCGACCAGCTCCAGACGTTCCGGGTGGTCGGAAAGCCTTCTGCCAACGTAATCCGGGTCTATCCGGCTATCATCGTGGCTGGCGGCACCCGCGCTGAGTCCGAATATGCCAATGTGACGGCGGCTCCGGCCAACGGGGCGGTCATCACCTGGCTGAACACCACTGCGGCTGAGCTGAACCCCTTTTTCAAGAAGGAGGCCCTGCTTCTCATCCCCGGCACCTATGCGGTCGATCCGGACGATGGCTGGCAGGTCATGCGGGCAACGACCCCGACGGGCATTGCGATCACCTACACGCGCCAGGGCGAGATCAACGATCTCAGCGTCAAGGCTCGTTGGGAAGTCGACTTCGGCACTGCGCTGACCCAGCCGCAGTTCGCCGGCGTGCAGCTCTTCGGCCAGGCTTAACGAGGTTGGTGGCGGGGCGTCTGCCCCTGGATAGCTCCGCCATCAACACCGGCAAGCGGGGGTCGCATTCAAATGAAGGACACCGACGATGGCAGACAGCAAGAACAACAGCGTGGCCCGCAACGTGGCAGACAGCCGCAAGCAGGCCCAGGAAGAGACCGCCAAGGCCGTCGAAGCCAACAGCGGCCTCAAGGCTCCCACTGGTGCACAGGTTGCATCGGCTCAGCAGGACGGCGTCACCGAGGCGATCAAGGAAAACGCCAAGGATACCTACAACTACCTCACCGATGGCGCTCTTCCGGGTGCCGAGCCGGGCCGTCAGTTCTTCGGCAAGAGCGATATCATGCAATATGCTGGCCTGATCGATCTTGGCATCGAAGACTTTACCGCGCGAGTGGCTGAGAACGCCGACGTGCCGGTTCCGGAGGAGAAGGTCGCGGGTCTGCTTGAGCTAGAGCGCTCGGGTCAAAACCGTACCCTCTACGTCCAGGAGATGATGAAGCGCCTCAAGATCAAGAGCCCGTACGAGGTAACCTCGGCGGGTCCTGATTACACCAACGACGTTCAGCCGATTACGAAGCTGTAGGTCGGAGCCGGGACGGTGGAGCGTTATCCAACGATGCTTTATCGTCCCGGCACTACCTTGCGCGTGTGGAACGCGCACGACGTCGACACCCTGCTTGTCCACTCACCCGAGGAAGAGACCGAGGCCAAACGCGCCGGCTGGAGCAACAGCCCCGTTCCTCGCGACCCGCTCGACCATGATGGCGACGGACAGAAAGGTGGCTCGTTGCCACGCCAGCGCAAGCAACGCTGATTGTCCAAACGCACGGCCTAAGCTGCCTTCGTAAGACAGGATCATGGCCATCACGATCGACACAACGGACGTAGGCACTCCCAAACGCCGGATCGTTGAGAGCGCATTCGGACGTCTCGGGATGGCTGGCTACGAGTTCGGTCGCACCGCCGAGGAGGTGAGCGACGCGCTGGTTCTCCTCAACGATATGATGGCCGAGGAGCCCTTCAGCGCGATCGCTGGGTGGGAGCCGGTCACCTACGGCAATGGCAGCGCCGACGAGGGCTCGGGCATTCCTCCTGCTGACGTAGGTGCGGTGGTTGCAGGCCTAGCCCTGCGGCTTGCCCCTGCGTTCGGTGTGACGCTCTCGCCCTCTGCTTCCGCGGTGCTTTCCCGCACGGTCATGAGCCTTCGTAGCCGGTATGCCGACGCTCCAACCATGGCTGTTGAGGCAGGAACCCCGAGAGGGGCGGGATGGCGCCGCAGCGCTCCATTCGTGCCTGCTGCGCCCTCACGCATCCCCGATGACTACGATCCTGGCAACCTTGCAGGGCTGATCGACTGATGCCTGATACCCTGACCCGGCGCCTGCAAGACTTCGCGGCGGCTGTCGATCGCAAGTTTGACGCTTTCGGTATCCGCCTCACTGCGGCCGAGAATGGCAACGCATCTCCGCCCATCATCAACCAAGCCAACATTCTTAGCGCTCTTGGCCTGTCGCTGACAGGCAACGCCGGCAAGATCCTCGCGGTCAAGGCTGATGGTACCGGCTTCGAGTTTGTAGCGGGTGGTGGCACAGCTCCCGGCGATACTACGGCACCAACCATTACGTCGGCAGCCTCCTTCAGCGTGGCAGAGAATAGTCCTTTCAGCACGACGCTTACGGCGAATGAGACGGTCACCTGGACGAAAGTTGGAGGTGCTGATGGTGCGTTATTCACACTGGAGGGCAATACGCTTTCGCTGACGGCAAGGGATTTTGAAGCGCCCGCCGACGCTGACGGCAACAATAGCTACGTTGTGCAGGTCAGAGCGACCGACGCTGCGGGCAATGCCGCCAATCAGACAATTACAGTCACGGTCACCGATGTTGCTGAGGGTGGAGGAGGCATCCCCGCCGCCGATAACGACTTCCTCGCACCCGAGCTGACGCGCACCAGCGGCCCGACCGCTTACCCCGTCACAGTCGCCCTCACGACCCAGCCGGCTGAGCACATGGTCGGCGACACGCTCCGTATCCTCGTCACTTCGGCGGTGCAGGAAGTCGGGGGCGAGCTGCGTCCGAGCGGCACAATCATTGTCAACGAGACGATCACACTCGCATCCACCAGCGCCGCCAACAATGCCGCGATCAATGCGAAGCTCTCCACCATCGCCAGCGGCATCGGCCTTCCCTTCGTCCGCACCGAGCGCGGCGCGCAGGCAAGCCGCTGGTCGATCCCGGTTCAGTATGGCACCGCCGCCGTGCCCGCGATCACGTCGCCGCTCACCTTTAGCGTGACTGAGGGCTATCCGCTCGCCTACACCGCGACCACCGCCGCGCCGGTCAGGGCGATCTACCTCGTCGGTCAGGACGGCGACCGAGTGGAGTTCACCAACGCCAAGCCCGGTTCCAGCTTTGCGATGCGCTTCACCGGCGGCGTCACCAAGACGTTCCCCGCCGACGACTTCAACACCGATAACGTCTATGACATTGGCCTTGAGGTAGAGGGCCTCAATGGCGTGCGGAGCGCGGTCACCTCGCTTGCGCTGACCCTGCTCGACCTTGACCTCGAAGCGGACCAGTTCGATTTCGCCAATGTGGCTGACGTACCACTCAACGCATATGGCCAGTCGCCGACCGCTATTACCGTCGCCGGCCTCACACCCGGCTACACCGTTCCAGTATCAGTCGCCGCCGGGACGCAGGTCAGCATCAACAACGGGGCGTGGGTCACCAGCGGTGATGTAAAGAACGACGATACTTTGCGGGCTCGCGTCCTCACCGGCGGCATTGCGGCTAACACCACCGGCACGGTTAACTATGGCGGCAAGACCGACAACTTCATCGCTACCAGTGTAGGCTACACCGCGCCCGTCCTTTCGACCTGGGCCGGCTCGACCGGCAGCGGGATTGCCGATGGCTCGATTACCTTGAGCAATGGTGGTCGCACCGCGACGATGACGAGGGCAGAGGGGCCACGCGAAGTCATTGGTCCAAAGATATTCACTCTCGACCAATATTGGGTCGAGTTCGCCGTATCTGTCCCGGATGCCACCGTGTTCGAATCCACGGCTGGGCTCATTGATGATGTTTCAGGCAAGAAGGTGCGCTTCGATACCAACAGCGGCGCCGGCAATCTCGGCGGTGGGTGGGATGTCACGCGCGGAAGCAACGCGACTGTTCGCTTTGAGGTCGATAGGGTCGCTAAGAATGTTAAAGCCTTCCTTG